TGAAGCTTCAGTGAAATATGTTTTAAATCTTTTGTTAACCATTTTAATCTCATTTATTTTAAATAAATAATTCCTTATATTTATAATTCAAAAGAAGGCCATAAGTGACACGTTATCATTATTACTATACTTATTAATCGCATCAAATAGTATAGTTTCTAAATCTTTCCGATATTTTTCCTTAGAAGTTACCCTGAGACATGAGTTTGCCAAAGCCCTTCTTTCTGCCAAGTTCATCTTACTAAATTCATTTACAGCAGTAATAAAATCTTTTTTGTTTTCTAAAACATGAACATATTTTTGAAATTCTGGCTCAACCATTTCCTGTGCTGGATGTTTACCGTGCCAACCCTTAACAATGATTGGTACCCCACGAGAGAGCGCCTCCAATGATGTTATTGTAAATGTATCGTATGCCGCCAAACCCACAAAACAACAGACAGACCTTGAAATTTCTGACATTATTTTGCTATGAGGAATGTCCTGATATACTGGCCGATCATTAGTATCAAACTTGAGCATTGCTTTCTTTACATACGAATCCTCGTCGGCCTTGCCCATATATTTAAGTGTAGTATATACTTCTGATTTGATGTCTGTTCCTATCAATTCTTCATGGATAAAAAATGTCTGTTTATCCTTATTGGCTGCAGATACGTGTCGTACAACACCATCAGATGCCATGACATCTTCTACTTTACTATACGAAGAAAAGACAACACCATCTGGCTCTATTGTGTTTCTACCAAATGACCAATGTTTGCGTCCACTATCATAATACAGTTTGGTTTTTTCTACATGATAGTTAGAAACACACGCAAGAGTATTTCTCTGTAAAAATTCGGATAACTCATTAGCCGAAAACAAATCACTCATAAACCCGGGTACAGCATGTGACATATAAACTATAGGTTTATTTACGGTTTGTAAATTTTTATAAAAATTGGCAGAAAAATACATATTAGAAAGAATTACATCCGGATTAAATTCTAGTATCCGTGCTTCCATCTCTCTTACAAAAATACCTTTTTTAGTTTTAAGATATTCCTTGATGTCATCTGGAACATTATTCCTATGATATGCTACTTCCTTATGTAATTTGGCAAGATCGGTAAAGGGAATATAGGTAGCAATTTCATGGCCAGCAGATTTTAAAACTTCTATTTGTTTAAGCATACTTTCGTCAACACCACTTACTCTTTTTTCAGCAGAGAAAAATGTAGAAAAAGTGTATGGTATAATAAAAATTTTCACTTCCAGTTATCCATTGTCCATGACTTTAAGTTGGCATCGTTACATATAAATGATGGAGTATACCCTTCAAAGCCACAACCATCATTTAAAGCATTAGTCAAATATCGTAAATTTTTAAACGTAGATTGTACAGTTATATATTGATTGGTAGATTTTTCAAATATACGATTAATGCCATCAGCGCAAGTTACGAGTGTGTAATTCATTTCAAGCCTTCCAAATCTTCAAACACATTTTTACGTTTTGCTTTCATTGTTACCACCTGACCAAAACTAGATTTGTCAAATACCGGATTATTGTCCTTGGAGCCGTTATTATCTGTATTCATCACATTGGCTTGTGCAGACTCTTCAAGATCATAGATTTTCATTTTGGCACGTTCGATACCTACAATAAATCTACGATAATATCCAAGATCACCCCAACGGTTTTTCAATTGCTTTATCATCAGTTGGCCCAGACTGTCGAGATCCTCAGATGTTATTAATCCCAGAATACAATCAGCAGTATGAGTAATACCCATAGACTCTGAAGTATTAGTCAGATCAACATCAGAGTTGCCATAGCCATCTCGGTTAAACTGTGAACTGGTTACGATTGCACAATTGTATTCCATAGCCAAACCACGGATTTCTTCAGCAATTGATTTAACCAATGTGTATGAATTAGCTGCCGCGGCACCTTTGACTCGAGCAGATGCACAGATGTTTATATAATCAACAAAGACAACATCAGGTTTGAAACCTTTTTTCATCTCTAGCTCATTTAATAAATGTCTGAAATGACCAACGTGAGCAGACCCTGTAGGATATTCCTTAATTACAAGTTTGCCAGGAGTTTTTGATTTATATCTGCTCATTCGCTTTTCAAATACATCTCGAGGTGTTATTGAGACCTCATCCAATGTAACGTCCATAATATTAGCATCAATCCGACGGCCGACTTCTTCTTCAGCAAGTTCCATAGTAATATATAACACATTTTTACCATGCATTAGCATTGATGAAGCCATATGACATTTTACCAAAGATTTACCACCACCGGTTGTTGCAAGCAAAACAGTCATAGATTTGCGAGGCAAACCACCCTTGGTTATCTTGTTTAGAAGGTCAATATCAAATGGAAGTCGTTCTTCTTTTTTGTGGTAATAGTCATATCTGCCTTCGTAATCCTCAAGGAAATCATGGCCTACACTCTGGTCGAATGTAATACCCAGTGAATCTGATAGCAATTTGGGAATATTTCCCTTATCGTTAAGTTTGTCCTCACCGTCCATGATTAAAATAGCTTTACGGATTGAATTGTAAAGGTCTTTATCCTGGCAAAACTTTTCGGTTTCGTTAATAAGAAAGTCTGTATTAGTATCCTGATCCACTTTAAGATCATCAACTATAGTCATTACATTTTTGTAAGAATCCTCATTCAGATCCTTGCGTTTATCCAATGAAATTTTTAAAGCCTCTACAGAAGGAGGTGATTTGTAATTTTCTACATAATCTGTAAATGTGTCGAAGATTTTACCGTTGGTGTTATCATCAAAATATTCAGATTTTATGTATGGATATACTTTTCTGTAATAGTCTTCGTTAAATACAAGATTAGATAATATTGTTTGCTCTAGCATGGGTACCCTATTTGTTTTATATATCTATAATATCACATAAAGTAGTAGAAGTCAACAGATTTTTATTCTGCAACTTCTACGGGCTTAATATCATCCTCTCCCATAATGCTACCGGAAGCACCTATAGTAAATAATTTTCTAATATATTCTTTAAAATCAGTTTTTGCAAACATCATCTGCCAGAACTCTTCATTATTATTTACATCTTTTGCTCTCATTAGTTTGTCTGATATAATTTCACCGGTTGCAGGATCAACGGCTTCATACCAACCAACCTTTGGCTTATTGAGATATCCACCCTTTTCAGCCACATCCATTAGACCTGACCATTTAACAATGCCACCTTCCCAAGATACTGAGATTGGAATCTTAGATTTCTCTTTTACATGGCGTGATTTTTCAATATTAATAACAAAATGATATCCTTGAATTTCAGTACCAACTTTATCCTGTTGGCGACCAATAATCCAAATAGCATCTGCCGAATAGTAAATACCAGTTCCGCCAGAAACCACAGCTTTAGGGAACAAGCCAATTTCTTGATATGTATGGTTTACGGCAATAAGTGGAATGTCTTTTAGATTAAGATGTGGTGTAACAATACGGAACAAAGATTTTAGTGACTTTGCACGAGACATATCAGCAACTGATTTCTCATTCATAGCATCCTCTACTTCTTTTTTCGAAGCAAGGTTACCTACAGAATCAATAATGATACAAACATGATCTTTCTTTTCGATCTGATCTAACTGATTACTAATATCAAATTTAAGTTCTTCTACGTTAGTAATTGGTGTATGAACTACTCGGTCCATATCAATTCCAAATGTTTCAAAGTATGCTTGTGGAGTTCCAAATTCGGAATCGTAAAATAATAAAATAGCATCTTCGTATTTTTTCATATATGCAGCTGCCGTTAACAATGCAAATGCAGATTTGAAGTGTTTTGACGGGCCTGCCAATACCAATAAACCTGGGCTCAGGCCGCCATCTGTAGAGCCAGATAATGCAACATTTACCATAGGTACTGGGGTTGGGGCCATTTCTTTTTTACCAAAAACTTTTGACTCTGATAATTGAGCTGTAAGTTTAATAGTACTATTTTTAACAAGTTTGTCCAATAGGCTCATACTAATCTCCGTTCATAATTCCATATAATTTATCCGCAAACTGATCAATCTTTTCATGTCGATTAGGCCAAAAAATATAATCCTTTTCAGGATTTGTTTTAAGATTATTTAATAATGGCATAATTGCATTGTAGATTAGTTCTGCCTTTGCGTTTGTGGATTCGACCTGGGCTGTTAATTCTTCTGACTTTTCCGTTGCAGTTCTTACAACCTCAAGCTCATCAGCATCTACAGCAGTAAATCCAAAGTCAAATGATAAAATATCGTCTTGATCTGACATATTATTTTCCTTTAAGTAAAAGGGAGGGCCTAAGCCCTCCCTACCGATTTATTATGATTTTGCAAGTTCTTTGAAGATTGAAAGATCATCATCGTCATCTTCTACCGTAGCAGTTGCCATAGGAGACTCTTGCATAGGTGCGGATGTCGAAACAGCAGATTTTCCAGCCAATCCACTTAGATCCAACTCGTCATTTTCTTCCATTCGGCTAGATGCAGTTTGTCCTACACTTTCCTCATTGAGAGCTAAAACACGATAGAGTTTTGTTTTTAACTCAGCATAAGACTTGAAGTTCTTGGGGTCTAGCAATTCCTGTAGAGAATGCTCTTGGTTCCAAACAGTTTCAAGTGCCTCAT